ATATTATGGGTATAAAACTATTGTTAACGCTGGAGCATATGTAAAAGTAGAAAATTTTGATGGTTATGTTCAAGAGTTAAAAAAATGGAATGCCGTAGTAAAACTCGCAAAAAGAGGATTTCCCATTCAGGATCGTCTCAGTGAATTTTGTGATATGAATGCTGAAGATATTTATAATGAATATGAAGCATTTTTAAATGATACTTTTGTAAATATATCTAATGATGTCAAAAGTTACGACATTTGTGATGGAATTGAAAATTTAATTGAAGAATTGGATGAAGGGCTAGCAGTTGGACTTCCATATTACAATATGCCTATTGTATCTAAAGAAACAGGTGGTCAATATATGGGTTCAATTACCTTAGTAGGAGGACTTAGTAATGTAGGTAAGTCTACGTTTGCTAGGACTTCAACTATTCCTAATATAATAAAGAATCAAGAACCAATCGTAATAATGCTTAACGAAGATGGTTTGAAAAAATGGCAAAGAGAACTCTTAGTGTTCGTTGCAAATAATATTTACAAATATAATCTTCAAAAATATGTAGTAAGAGATGGTAAATTTAGTAAAGAAACAAAAGATATTTTATACGAATCTGCCGCTTGGTTAAAAAAACAAACACAAAATCATATTATTACCATTATCCCATTTTCTTCATACCATACCGAAAAAGCTGTTAAGGTAATTAAGAAGTATAGTAGTATGGGTGTTAAATATTTCTTGTTAGATACTTTCAAAATGGATGCTGGTAAGGTAAGTGATAAATCTTGGTTGGAAATGCAACAATCAATGGTTCAAATATCAGACATAGTTAAACCAGAAGCTAAAAATTTACATATATTAATTACGTTTCAACTTGAAAAGGGTAGTGCCAGACAAAGATATTATACGCAGAATAATATAGGCATGGCTAAAAATATCGTGGATGTAGCATCTACTTGTATTATGATAAGGGATATATTCGATGATGAATATACAGGAGAAAGACGAGAATTAAAAGTTTATAGACCAGAAGGTAAAAACGGAAAGACTAAAGTTCCTGTTAAACTTGATAAAGATAAAAGATATCAAATAATATTTTTGGTTAAGAACAGAGAGGGTTCTTCCAACCAATATCAAATTGTGTTAGAGCATGATTTAAGTAGAAATGTTGTTAAAGAAGTAGGCATTACGAATGTGCCAGTTGATTTTTAAATTAAATAATTATAAAGGTGGGTGTGGTGTTTATTGAGATATGACGGTAATAGAACTTAAAAAATTCATCTATGAAAATAATAAAATTGAGATGGTTTTACAAGAAATTGGTTGTCATAATATTAAATATCACACCCATAAAAATTATTACAGTTGTTCAAATATAAATGGCGATAATCCAACTGCTATTATAATTAAAAATAATGAATATTTAAATTGTGACAATTATACACGTCAAAATGAACCATTATTTCAATCTGATCATGCAGATATTATTTCATTAGTACAATATAATTTGAGAATATTAAATAAAAAATATGGTTTTATTGATGCATTAAAAGAGATACATAAAATTCTTGGTTTAAAATTTTCTGTAAAATCTAATAACAAAAATCAAGAAGAAAAAATAGATCCTTTATACATATTTAAAAAAGTGAAAAGAACTTATATTAATGATGTTAGCAATATTGAATTTGAAGCATTGGACGAAGATATGTTAAAAGACTTTTCACCATATATTCATATATCTTGGTATAGAGAAGGAATAATGCCTTGGACTATTAATAAGTTTGATTTGGGATATTCATACATAAAAAAACGAAATGTAATCCCTTTAAGGTATTGGGCTACTGGCGAACTATTAGGATTCAATATGAGAACAGTTATAGAGAATTATGACTTGTTTGATATTCCTAAATATTTTATTACACCTGATTACCCAAAACAAAATAATTTATTTGGGTTATATGAAAATTACGATACTATTCAAAAAGCTAAATATGTAGTAGTTTATGAAGCTGAAAAATCTGTTTTAAAAAGGGACAGTAGATGTGATTCTACTGGCGTAGCTGTAAGTGGTCATATTATTTCAGACGAGCAAGTTAGAATCTTAATAGGATTAGATGTAGATATTGTAATTGCATTTGATAAAGATATTTCAATAGATGAAATAAGAATGAATTGTGATAAGTTTTATGGTATAAGGACAGTTTATTATATTTATGACAAGTACGATTTATTAAAAGAAAAAGACAGTCCTGCTGATGCTTGTAATAAGATTTATGATTATTTGTTTAAACATAAGATTTTGTATGATAGATGGGAACACGAAAAATTTATAAAAAGTTTAAAAGGAAAGTGATAGCTTGGCAAGAAAGACATATCAAGAACTAGAAGAATTAAAAAAGAAGTTTAAAGTAAGTAGATTATGGAGTTGGAGTAGAGTTAATACATATAAAACCTCCAGATATGAATATTTTTTAAAATATGTACCACCTAAAGAGAAAGAAGATAGGGCAGACTGTATTTATGCCACACTTGGCGGGTTAAGTCATGATATTATTGAGAAATTTTATCGAAAACAAATTACATATAAAGATATGATAGATTACTTTGAGGATAGTTGGTTAACTGCTAATATAGCAGATTTAAAGTTTGATAGAAATAATAAAGAAAGTAATGAAAATATCTCTAAAAAATATTATTATAACTTGCAACACTTTTTTAAAAACCATAATGTAATTAAACATAATATGGAATTAGAAAAATTTCTCACAATTAAAGTTGGTAAGCATATGTTCATGGGGTATTTAGATGCTTGCTTTAGGGATAGCGAAGGCAATTTTAATATTATTGATTGGAAAACTAGTTCTATTTATAAAGGAGCAAAAGCACAAAATGAATGTGGACAATTACTTTTATATGCTATGGCACTAAATCAACTTGGTGTACCTGTTAACAAAATCAAAATAGGTTGGGATTTTCTTAAATACGTCAATGTTAAGGTATGTCAAGCAAATGGCAAAGTTACTACAAGAGAGATTGAAAGATATGAATTAGGTTCAAAATTACAAAGCAATGCAAAGATGTGGTTAAAAAAACTAGGTTATGAGGATAAAATGTTAGAGTATTTAGATGCTTTAATACAAACAAATGATATTAAGGTATTGCCAGAAGACGTAAAACAAAAATATGAGATTTCTGACTGTTTTGTATATGTAGATTTTGATGAACAAATATTAAATGATTTTGAGAATAAATTAATTTCTCTTGTCAATGAAATTGTGACTAAAGAAGCGGAATATGAAAAAACAAAAGATGATAAGGTGTTTTGGGATACATTTGATGAAGTAAAAGCAGAAAGCTATTATTATGCTACATTATGTGGTTATTCTGCTAATTTACATTTACCTTATAAGGCTTATCTTGAAGAACTGGAAAAGAATAAAAACGGCAATGATTTGTTTGTTGGTGTAGGTAGTGAGGTTGGTGGTAGTAATGATGGGATGTTGAGTTGGCTAGATCAATTGTAAAGGATGATTAAATGGTTGATTTACATATTCATACAAAGTATAGTTTGCTAGATGCCATATCTGAACCAAAAGATTTGATTGAAAAGATTAAACAACAGGGTAAAACAGCAATTTGTATAACTGAACATGGTAATTTGTACTCGTCTATTGAGGTTTATAAATTATGTAAAGAAAATGGTATTAAATATTTACATGGCTGTGAAATGTATATTTGTGATGATGTAAAGATTAAATCAAAAGAAAATAAATATTATCATCTTATACTAATTAGTAAGAATGAGACAGGTAGATTAAATTTAATTAAACTTGTTTCAGAATCTAATAAATATAAGTATTATGGCAAGCCTAGAATAGATTTTAATATGTTACTAGAGCATAAAGATGGTTTAATTGTTTTGTCTGCTTGCATGGCTGGTGAAGTTCAAAGAAATTTAATGGCAGATAACTATAGCAAAGCAAAAGAAGTTGCTCTTAAATATAAAACATGTTTTAAAGATGATTATTATTTGGAGTTTCAAAGTCATTCTGAAACTACACAACAATCTCTTAACAGACAAATTGTTGACCTTGCTAATGAAATAGGTGTTAAATATGTTGTAACAACTGATGCCCATTATATAAATA